ATGCCAATTTTCAAAGCTAAAGATTTGGTGGATTCAGGCCGCCTCATCGCGCTTTCAAGCAACTACGCACTCTATGGAGACATGAGCCATAGATTTCGTAGTGTTCTTGAAGATCTCTGTCCCGAAGTGGAACAATATTCAATCGATGAATGCTTTTTAGAACTTACGGGATTCATAAAAGAAGATGAATGTGTTTCTTTCGGTAAAGAGCTAAGAGAAAAAATCGACCAATACCTCGGACTACCCGTTTGTGTTGGTATTGGAGAAACGAAAACTTTAGCCAAGGTCGCTAATCGAATGGCTAAGACAAGACCTTCCCTACAAGGCGTTTGCTTTTTAGACGAGCGATCGCGGGAAGAAAGTCTCAAAAGTATAAGTCCGTCGGAAATTTGGGGCGTCGGACCCGCCTACTCGTCCCTTTTGGATAAATGCGGCGTCAAAAATGCGTTAGAGTTATGCCGACTCCCGGATCACTGGATAAGAAACCAAATGACCGTCGTTGGTCTACGACTTGTTTATGAACTACGGGGTGTGTGTTGCTATGATCTGGAATTAGCTCCACCTCCAAAAAAGGAAATCATCGTCGCCCGCGCGTTTGGCGGATACGTTTCCGATTTAGAAAGTGTGATCGAAGCAACCACAACGTATCTTTCTCGCGCCGTTGAAAAACTTTGGAATGAGGATAGATATGCTCAAGTAATCACAGTTTCATTAAGGACAGACCCATTTAAAACTAATCAGCCGCAAGACAACGATTCTATCCGTATGGAAATCCCGGTCGCAACGAAGGATCTTTTCGAACTTCAAAATTATTGCATCGCGGGAATAAAAACGATCTTCAAAAAAGGTTTTGGCTACAAAAAAAGCGGTGTAATGCTTTCCGAATTCACAACGGAATCAAAACAGAACGACTTATTCTATCAAGGAAGATCCAACGAACTTACGCAGGTAATTATTGAAATTAATAAGAAGTTCAAAACAGGAAAGATCAGAACGGGCGCGACCGGGTTCGGGCCGCGCGCATGGAGAATGAAACAAGATCGCGCGACAAAATGTCCTACCCATTATTGGAAAGACATTATTACTTTTATGGTTTAAAAGCAATTATTACTTAAACGAATATCCAAGAACAGAAAACCTTCTTGATTCAATGAACCAATTTTAAGGAATTCACCTGATTCTGTTGACCAAAATTTCTCACCATAATCATTACGATTGCCACAACGAAGAAAACCTAACTTAGAACTACTTACAAATAGGTTACAATTTTCTCTTTGAGAGATTCTCTTTTCGATCAAATCATAATTCTCTATAGGAAGATCCTTAAAATGAAATTTTGTTAAATCCTTTTGCAAATAGAAAACAGAATCACCTTCTCTTCCAACCATTAAACCTGTGCAGTGAACCAAATCAATTAATGAAAAATATACTTTAGGAGAATTAAACAAATGAATAGATTCATCTTTAGGATCTTTCAAAATAACAAAGCCATATTTATCTCTAGGAATATTATCATATATACGATCAGTTCCTGTTTGAATCATTGCAATTCCGTAACCGCTAAATTGAGAAAATAGAGATATTAATTTTCTGCGCTCTTTATCATGAAGAAGGTTGTATCTGCTTTCATTATCCCGAATTTTGTCTTCCTTTTCCAATAATACGGTATCATAGATTTTCTTGATTCGATTCGAAGTGTCAAAATCTAACTTTTTATTTTTATTTGAATATTCTAATTTTTTATTTTCACCAATAGTCTTATACACATGGGCTAAAAAATCCGTAAAGACATTTGGGATGATGTAAATAACAGAATAACCGACTGCGGTCACAAGGGGAATCACCCAATGAATAGAATATATTTCATAAATTGTATTAAATTCGTTATAAGTCAGCTTATGGAAAAAGAGAATGTAGAATAAATCCCAATTCGATAATACAAAGGAAAGGAATAACGAAAAATAAAAGGGACTGCCTAAGCGTTCATTCGCAGAAGCTTTAACTTGTTCCCAAAGAGTGTTTTCAGTCTTTTTAACTAATTCTTCATTTTCCATTCCGCTAATTTTTAAAATCTTTTCTTCATAACAAACTTTTTTTATTACTTCAGTATAAAATAATGGAATATCTTTGGAAATTAATTTAAGATGCCATTATGCGAAACAGATCAAGACTGAACCCGCCAACGCTTGAAACTCTAAACGAAAATCTCTCCGCCCTCGGGCGCACTCCAATTACCAAAAAAGAATTCGAGCTATCTCTAAAGACTTTTTCTAAAAATGGGAAATTCATTTTTCAATCGTTTTACGCTTACTATGACGCAATAAAAAAATACGGTATTGAACTTTTCTCTATGAAGCTATATTGTACTTCATGCAATACCTTTCATTCATTTCAAGAATTCCAATATTCCAAATCCATCGATGGATTTTATAAAACCTGCAAAAAGTCAGGACGGAACGAATACCAGGGATATAGACGATTCGCCGAACGCAACGTAGACAGAGACGGAAAAAAACCAGAAATATTATACTACCGCACCAAAAAGAATAAATATCCAAAAGTGAACGGGGCATTAAATCCATTCCGAGAAAAAGCGATCGCTCTTAATGTGAAAATTTTTGGAAACACTACACTTAAAAGAATGAAAAAGTGTAACGGCGGATGTAAGAAGAGTAAGCCATTAGCTCACTTTACAAGATATAAAAGCAGTGGAAAACACTATTTATCAGACGTATGCTTTGACTGTACGGCAAAAAGGCAAAGGGAAAGAAGAAAATTCAGTTAAACAAGAAATATTGCGAATACCTACTGAAAATCAAAATTTTCTTAAATCCAAAATTCGCTTTAAACCGGGGAAGAAAATTTCCGAAACAACGGAAAAACGTATTCAAAAATCCAAAAGGCTTTCTAAATAATTTCAAAGCAAGTTCACCCATGAACCTGCAAGTAAAATTTGAACCCATAATAAACAAGAAGGAGAAGCCCGACAAAAAGCCAACCGATCCGACCGAGCCAGCTTTGCATAACAATCTTGTAATACTTCCAACGAAGATTGGTATAATCCTTTTTTAGATCCGAATAAGAACCTTTTAGCTCCAAAAATTCTAACTTCAAAGATTTCATGGAAGAAAGTTCGAGTTCTTCAGATTTTACTCTTTCTTCCTCTTCTTCTGTTCGATTTTCTTTTGATTTCAATATTTGCAAATCATTAGACTTATTCTGAATCACAGTCTCCAACTTCTTCTCGAACCGCTCGAACTTGGTGACAGTTGAACATTGTATAAGAGACACTAAGATAAAAACAACTGCAAAGGATTTAAAGAAATGAAATAGTATCGTTTTCAACTTAATTACCTCCTCTCGCCTTCGAGATAAAGTCACCGACAGCGCGGAGTATTTCCCCTGTCTTAAACCAGCTCATAAGTGTTATGCCGGAACCGAAAAAAAGTCCGTACACGCTAATTCCGCCGTATCCTTCGGAAAGTTTCGCTTCGGGGTAGTGATGGAGTGTAATTATCCCTATGATGAGAAAAAACAGGCCGAGAAAAAAGGCTCTGTTAGAAGATCGAAAAATATCTTTTTCAACAACAAGGGTGTTTTGTAATTCAGTTTCGAGTTTCTTTGCTTCTTCTGAAAGAGGGTCAAGTTTTAAGATTTCGTTTGCATTGAGTTTCTTTTTTCTCAAGGCTATCCTTCTAAGATTTTTTTCGCTGAATCCTGGTTGAATATTGCGTAACAAAATCCTTGGAACTGCGGGTTTCGTTTCCTTGCTTGTTTCTCTGCACCTTGAAAAATCGAAATGAGTTCAAGCCACTCTGATTCTTCCCAAGTAGAATGCGTTACTGTGCAACCGAGAGAACTCACACCTACGTAATTTTTACTCATCCCTTGAGCATGAATGTTAAACCCTCTATTGTCGAAGTATAAGGGATCGCTTCCGTTCCATACATGATTGTTGTTTTGGTCGCGGCGAAAATAACGCTTGGATGCTTGAACAAGAGCTAAATGATTTTTGTGAGATCCGATCTTAACAAGTCCAAGACCCTCCTCAACCCTAGCCTCTCCGCCCCCCACTCCATATTTTAGTAAGGTCTCATCCGAAACCTTACCTGGGTCCATAGTAACGATACGACTTCCCCAAGACTTCGCACCGGGATAGATATTAAAAAGAAGATCGTTAAAGCGATCGAAGGAGTCTTCGTTGAAGATAACTTTATTTTTGGAAATAGAAATTCCACGAACACCGATCAAGGTATGTTCGTTTTCAAAATCTAGCTTGAATGAATCTTTATTAGAGTTAGAATATTTCTTCTTCGTTTCATCGATAAGTTTAAGAATGAATTCTGAATATTCCATCGAGTAAGAATGGAATAAAAATCAAAATCGGAGAATATTAATGAGACTTTGCTTTGCTCAAATCAGAGTAATCATTCAAATAGAATTCCACACGTCCGGCGTTTGTTTTAGCCCGATGTTTTTGTAATCTAAGATAAAGTTTCACTGCGTCGGGGGAATCGGTCGGGAACTTAACAACTAATCGAATTCCGTTAAATTCTGAAACATGATCCGTGAATTTTTGGAAAGCAATCCCTACGGCCGAACTGATATTTCCATAGTGTGCAAATTCGATCTTAATCGACTCGTGCGAATTCTCTTTAGCGTGATTGTAAAGGGAAACTAAATCTTCGAATAAAATTTCAGAAGAAGTTAGGGAAAGATTTCGATCAAGGAAAACATCCAGTCTTTTGATCTCACGGACTAAAGAAAAATATGGACCATAATTCAGATCCTTTAAAGAAGGCGCGGGTTTCTCCTTTGTACGAAAAAGCCACTTTATCGCTTGGAGAAAAATTAAAAGAAGCGTACTAAAAAATCCAAAAATTGTTTGAATTTCTTTTTCCTTTATATCAAAATCAGTCATACATTAACCTAACGCTCCAAAAGAAACTCCGGAGTACCGAAGTTTCCCAGTTTTCCACCATTCTTTTAGTTCCCCAGTAAATTGTTTGATCCGAGCCCCGAAAAAGGAATTCTCAGCGCTAAGACTTAATGACATACTCTCAGAAATTACACCAACGTTTGTAGAATAACTTGAAAGCCCGCCTACAATCCCTTCCGCATACGAAGAAAGAATACAAATCATAAAGTATTTTAGACATTGTTCTTTGAGCTCCCGAGGAACCCGTGAAGCATGATCGTACCCGGTGCTGTAGTCTACCTGGAAAGCTCCGGGAAGATTCGCGGATTGATTCATTGCACGCCAACCTTGGATTCCTGTAACGGGTGGACCTAAACTACCAAAAGGAGCTCGTGTAAATACCGCTTGAAGAAGACCGGCTCTATGTTTGATCGTCGCTCTGTCTGTTAGCTCTAAAATCGTTGAGCCAGAATACGGATATGTAAGAACCCATCTATGAACCCGACAAAGATTTTTGTTTCTTAGTTTTAAAAAGAAATTTGTGGATTTCGAAGAATCATAATCGTAAGTATCATCCCATTCAGCGTAAGTTTCAATCTGACCTTGAACCGGATCCAAATCAAACCGACCTTTTTGTCCGGCGATAGGTCTGCTTCTCCAAAGTCTAGGATAGATGTCCCAACTAATTTCTTGAGCAAACGCCTTAACCGCCTGATCAACCCAATTCTTTATTTGGTAATCCTCAAGCTGTGAGCCGCGAGTCGTCATAAGCGGCTCGTTACCATAAAATAGGAGTCTTCGAATTTCGTCGGGATGAATGAATGTTCCCCAAGAAGGAAGCGGAGAATTTGCCTTTTCTAACTCAGGGTAAATTCTCTGAGAAAGATCGTGATACTCGTAGTCTTCGGCGTTTAAGTTTAGGTCGCCACCAAAGCCTATACTCAAGATTTCTCCGAAAGAAAATTGAAATGATATGGAAAATGTTTCGCGCGATATAACACACGAACAAAGTATCTATCTTATTTTCATCGGAGAAGAGAAGACTTAGCAAATTCTAAGTGTTCGATCGGAAGAGAATAGGTTTTACCGGATGCAAGTTCACAAACTACGGATTTACCGTCTGATGCAACTTCTCGAACTTTTGCGAGCATTCCTCCAACATTGGCGCGGCCTTTCGCGTATACGCGCATGATCATGCCTGCTTTCGGGAGTTTCGGACCCGAACCATAGGTCTTACGTTGTTCGCGTATTGCCGTCTCAAAGGACTTGTGTCGAACAGTCATTTCTTCTATGAGTTTTTTTTCCTTTTCAGAATGTGTATTCGTATGCTGGATTCGGTTACGTTCGCTCTTTGCCGTCTCGACTTTTTTCTCACGAGGAGTTAAAACGTCACCTCCGGTTTTCGTGTTCCGGTAAGCCATATAATCTTTACTCTTACCGTGAACCAGAACCTTCTTTTTTACAACCGATGAATTGGCACCGAACATTTTAGAATGAAACCTTTGTAGCGTTTATCCAAAAACCAGATACTTCGCTTACACCCGTAAAAGAAAACTCGGACGCGCACAGTGGAATAAAAAATTGAAAATCTCCAGTCCCCTTCCTGTCGTAATCTGACATTTCGGAGTCCGCATTATTCCCCTTGGCGTGAATTGTCCAAGGACCGCTTGCGTGAACATGTGTTAGAAAATACTGTCTATCGGGTGAGTTTAAAATAACGCTACCGGAAAGCGTGAATTGATTTTGAAATCGAAGCCGATGGAAATCTCCAAATGTAAGACTTTTTCTCATATCTTCAAACATATTCTAAGAGAGAGAATATCGGCCAGAAGGTAACTGTACTCTCATACCGATTTCAAATTTCTTAAAACTGTATTTTTAACGCGGAATAATTCGGAAAAAATCAACCGATCAAGAATTTAATATTATTTTTATCGAATGGACAACGCAGGTCGTGGAAGACCGCGAGGCAAGGATTACGAAAAAAACCTCGCTAAACGTAATCGTATCGAACATTCAAAAGAGATTCAGCATAAATCGAGTAAGGTAAATGAAAAACTTATTAGCCTTGCTAAGTCTTGGTTCAATCAAGTAAACACCGCTGAAGTCGCAGGACGACAGCCCGTTTATACCTACGACCAGATGCAACAGATGAGGGATGGAATCAATCTTCGTCCTTCCTGGCGGATTCCTATTTCTAACCTTCGAAGTGCAAGTTACGGCACCTCCCTTATCTCAGCGATTCAAACAGTACGAGTCGAAGATTTGAATCGATTCGCTCGTATCAATTCAAAATCGGGTCTTTGGTTTCGAATGGAAGATGAGGATCTAGAGATAACCGACGAGATCAGTTCGAGAATGAAATTTTGCGGACGCTGGTTTGACAAGATGGGCGACCTTACACCTGGTTGGGCAAACAGAGATCATCTAGTTTCCGTTTTTGAGATGATGCTCAGAGATACTCTGACAATAGATTCAGTCGCATTTTTTTTAGTTTTTAATTCTTTTGGAAAGCTAATTGAGATGAGGTATCTCGATCCCGGAACGATCTTCACTGTCGATCCGACAAAAGGTTACAGAGGTGACTTATCCATCGCCTTCGTTCAGATCATCGATGACAATGTTGTCGAGACATTTAGTGCAAACGAAATTCTATTTCTTCACAAAAACCATCTTTCTGATGTGAATATGCGCGGCTTCGGCTTCTCCCCTCTTGAGGCGGCAATGCTAGATTTAGTTGGAGTAATCCGGTCTTTAAAATTCAATAGGGACACCTTTTCGAGACAACACCCTCCGGGATACCTCTCTCTCCAAGGAGATATTTCTCAGGACGGACTTGAATCGCTACAATTGCAATGGCAAGAGATGATCTCAGGACTCGACGATTCGCACCGTATCCCCATTGTTGCCACCTCTGCCGGTGAGGTGAAGTGGACTCCGCTCAATATTGCGAATGAAATGGTTTTCAAGGATTTACTTCAATGGAGCGTCTCACTTGTGCTTATGGCACATGGTATGGATCAAGCAGAGTTAGGATTACGACTCATCGGTTCACAATCCCTGTCTGAAGCAAACCAATCCGAAAAAAGCAAAATGAGTCTTACAAGAGCCAAGCTCTCTCTCCTAAATTATTTCGAATCTGTATTTTCGAAATTAAAAAGTTTTAGAGACGATGATTTTAGCGGAATTGTGTGTGAGTTTACCGGAAAAGATCCAGAGGATGAAAAGGACAAACTTCAAAAATACAAAGACGAGGTTGCAAATTGGAAACTCCTAGATGAGATACGGATCGAACAAGATCAGCCTACAATCGGTGAGACCTTATCAGATCTCTACGGAGTATCTGCCGACGATTATAAACTCGCAGGAGCGGTAATTCTCAATCCGGTATTTCAACAAAATTTACAAATGCTTAAACAAGAAACTTCTTCTTCGGATAACGGACAATATTCTGAATCGGAATTCAACGAAGATGACGAAGATTTAAACTTTTCTGAAAATGAAGAAAACAAAGAAGAAAATGAATATGATTTTTCGGAAGAAAAGGATAAGGATCTAGTATTTTAATACATCATGTTCAAGTTCAAATATATTTAATGTACGAAAATCTAAATTAAAATTTGTTTAGATATGCAGAAAGCAACAATGGAATAGGAAAATTCGAATTTGCTACCCTAGTAGTTCCAAGTCCGTTAGCTACCGTTGCTGAGGTTGGTACACAAAATACTCGTCCGTCAAATAGCAATACTCCTCCTGAATAAGCGTAACCTCCTGGATAAGTTCCTGCCGGGGTTATCAAGGTATCAGTGACAGGATCATAAATTCTTGCAGTAGTTGACGATGTTGGAACACAAAACACACGTCCATCTGGAAGCAAAACTCCACCCGAAAACGAACTACTTCCAGGATACGTTCCGCTTGGAGTCGATAATGAATCCGTAGTAGGATCATAAATCTTTGCAGTTGTGGCGTTATACGGAACACAAAAAACTCGTCCGTCAGAAAGTAAAACCCCTCCCATATAAGCCAAGTTTCCAGGATAGGTTCCTGCGGGAGTCGTCAATGTATCGTTAGTTGGGTTATAAATTCTTGCGGTAGTTGAAGAATGTGGAACACAAAATACACGTCCATCCGCAAGAAGAACAGCTCCCGCGAACGACATATTTCCGGGATAAATTCCAGAAGGTGTAGTTAATGAATCATTGGTTGGATTATAAATCCTTGCAGACGTGGAAGAAAATGGAACGCAAAAAACTCGACCGTCTCGAAGTATTAAACCACTCCAAAACGCGCTTGTTCCGGGATAAATGCCTGTCGGCGTACTAATCGAATCAGAAACTGGATTATAAATTCTTGCTGAAGTTGAAGAATATGGAATGCAAAAGACTCGACCATCTGATAACAAAACCCCACCGATAAACGCACCACCTCCAGGAAAAGAAACGGAAGGCGTTGAAACTAAATTTGATAACGGATCAAAGATTCGAGCTGTAGTAATATTGGAAGGAACACAAAATACACGACCATCAGGTAAAAGAACTCCGCCAAAAAATGCGTTACTTCCTGGATAAGAACCGCCGAACGAGATTTTCCATCCGAGATCGGAATCTGCGAGAGCTATAGTTTTTTGAATTACAGGTAAAATCTTACCTGACCAATCTCCTGAGAATTTAGGAATCTTGATACTCGTACTACCTGAGTTCCAAGTAGATCGCTCTGAATCGGTGACAAAACGATTCATTGAATCCTGAGTAATCTCGGAAGCAGGAATTACCCCAGTCCCTCTTTTTAAAGCTAGTGCAGAATCCGTCTCATTCTTCGTATAATAGCTTGTATTATGGTCGTGTGTTGAGGGAGTAAAAGACGAAGGTTTGTTTTGAATTGAATTCCAATTAGGATTTAATGCGCCATTCCAAGAGGTTCGTTCTGAATCTGTGATAAGCCTATGAGCCGAATCTTGAGATATTTCAGAAGCAACAATTTGAGGTCTCTGATTCGAAACAAGAATTCCGTCAGAACCAAGAGTGGCAATTCCCGAAACCGCGCCCTTTTCACTTGAATTTAATTTTGTATTTAATTGATTCTGTAGTGAACTAAAATTTGAAGTTCGAGCATTAGTTTCTTCTAATATTTTTGAATCTATGTAATTCCGAAGTTGATTGTCTTTTAAAAAATCATTTTTGAATGATTTCATTTGTATTCAACCCGGAATCGCACATTCCTATTTTGGAAAACCGAACTGCCCGTGAATTGAACGGTAACAATTCCCTGGTTATCGTATTTCGTTATTGAAGTAACTCCCGAAGGTGGCATTAGATACCACGCGTTAGAAGCATCGGAGACGAAAGCAAGAGCTGAAACAATGTTTGATCCAAGCCCTGTATCTATCGAACATTGACCGCTTCCATTCGTTATCCCTTCAAAAAAAGCGTTCTTTATCAACGTTCCAGCAGGAATTTGTCCGGTTCCGATCTGAGCGGCTCCCACTTGCGCGATCGATTGCAATAATGTAAGGTCTTTTGTATCGACATATTCTTTCACAGCTCTCGCTGACGGAGCTATAGAAACTTCAGAAAATGAAGGGGAATCTGTTAGAAATGACGCAGAAGGTGAAACATTATTATAGAATGGAACGGAAAGAAAAAACCAACTTCCCCGAGCTTCCGAAAACGCAAGTTCCCAGTACCCGCCATCTAGATCAAGTTGCCAATCTTCTAATGATTCTTCAATTTTTGATCCGTTTCTTTGAAGTGTGATGGGTGATGTTCCAGCATGATTCGAAAGATCCAGTATTCCTATGACAGTATTATCTTGTGGGCTTTCAGGAAGTAAGATCGAAATCAGTCCACTTGAAGTATCGACTAAAACTCTTTCGTATTTTGTAGCGGTATATGAATTCGAAATAATATTCGAATTTTTTAATGAACCGAAGTTTGTTTTCCAGGTACCGTCACCTGAAAGAAATTTTTCCCGATCGGAAACGCTCGGAGCGGGAACTAATCCCTTATTTCCGGGATTTGTTTCACTTGATCCTAAAAACTGATCATCGAGTGCAAGTATTCCGTTTTTATCCGGCAAGAAATAATTTCGTGCATTTGTCGCAAGTGATCTAAGCGAACTAATTATGGATCCGCCTGAAATAAATTCAATTCCTGGATTGCCTTGGTCTCCGGTTAATCCGGGGAAGCCAAGTGATGAGTTTTTTTCGGTCCGCCTTTGATACTGAGGATGATCATCCCCTACCCCAAGCCCGAGTAATTGTGAATGAAGTTGAGCGCGCGAAGTCGTTTTCAGCCAACGTCCCGGCGAAGAAGACGTTAAATCGTTTGGAAGAATACAGCGCGTCGGATCGTTAGGGTCGGGAAAAACCGCGGTAGAATTCGCATCAAACTGAAAAAAAGATAGTTCGTCTTCTACCTCTCGGATTTGTTTATCCGAACGCTCTGACGCAGGAACGTTTTTAAGTTCGAAAAGATTTTGTACCGGAGTATTCCAATTTGAAAGAACATGCTCCCTTACCCAAGTAAGATTTACCGCGTCCTTTGCTTCTTGCGGATCACCGACTTTCAATCTTGCAAAATCTGAATCGTTGGGAACCTTTAATTCTACTCCGGAAGCGGTCCCTACAATAAACGGACCGCCCTTTCCTATTCGAACCTTTGAACCAATGCCCTTGAGTAGAAAATCAAATACCGCAAGCATTTATCCGAGATAAACCTCGACCAAAATTTGATTTGTATCGTAGCCGGTTGCGACTCGAAGAGATTTTATTCCTCCGGTCCATGCCATAAAGCCACCCGGAACCGGGTGGTCTTGAGCGGACCCGTCAATGCGGACAACGATCGGAGCTGGATCTTCTTTTTTTACACCGGCGGCCGTATCATCGGCAAGATATGACCCAAGAATTACAACATATTTAAACTGGATACCCGCTGGAATCGGAATTGTTACCAGGTTGTCGGATTGCTTAAAAGCCTTAGTTAGTTTTTGGGGTTGTTGTACCTGATACTCGAATTCAAATTCGTCTACTTCGCGCTCAATAGCCGCGCCCGTTCTTTGGAATAACTGGAATATAGCTCTATGTATTTCCATCCCGCGAAGTATTGCAGAAATACAAGTATCGGTGAAGAAAAATGAAAAGTTATTAGGAATCTAACTAAATTGAGAAAGTGCGAAAACTATTGGATTCGTCTTCTATAAATACTTGCGACGATCTTAACTCGCTCCTTCCCTTCTAAAGTTGGATGCTTTACAGCTAAGTCATAATGTTTGTTTATAATATTCGAAGCGACGTGCGTTTTCGAAAGAAGAAGTTTAATCTCATATCTATCTCCATCCATGAGCCGATACAATTTTAAAACGGCAAAAGAGAATAATCGACTTAGAAATGGTAAAGATTGCCCTTCTAAAACAAGTTCGCGGATTTTAAAAGCGTCATAATGCAATATTGCTACAGCCCATAGAACTGCAAAGGGAAGAAGTCCTATAGCTGAATAAGCCGCTAAAAAAGAACCCCGGAGAGGAAGAATGTAGACACACAAAATAGAAACTGAAAGCGCGAATACTAATCCAATAAACATTAAAAACGATCGAATCCTTTCATCACCGCGTCGAAGAATCGTAACGCGACCTAAACTATATGCGCTAATCGAAATTGAAACAATACAATAAACGATAATTAAATGATAATTCAAATAAGGAGTATAAGAGTAAACTATCGGATTATCCAATTTTACGAAGGCTCCGAAAATGGAAATACATACAAAAGTAGGCATTAAAACGAAAATCAAAGCGATTCGATAATAATTGAATTTAATATTCCGTTTTATTAATAAAGCGACAACCAAATCAAGAAACAAAGGAATGAATACGACGGGAAACAAAATTAAATTGATAAAAATCTCTCGAATTGCAATAGGAAGATACAATCTAATAGAAAGCCCGAACATCCATAAGGAATTCATTATACATAGATAAAGAAAATATCTTTGGACTTTCTTTCTCGGGTTAATTCTATTTACGTAAAAGCCAAGGTATAATAAAAATAATCCGATTCCAACTGTGAGAAAACTTTCGTCAAACATCGTAGTTTTGCAACAGTTAATATGCTTTTGACGCAATTTCCTGTAAAGTCTCTTTTTCTAATTCAATCACTTTCAAGTAACATAGTTCGTTATTCAAATAAAAATCATGGAAGTAAACTTGTTCTTTATATCGAGGAGAATCTATTGCGCCGGATTTTTTATAAAAAAGTTTTATACTTCTCAATGAAACCGGATACATTCCATAAACCTTATTATAACCTTTCTCTACGCAATGTTTTGCTACTGCGCGAAAGGTTCTTTTCGCGGCTTCCCAACCTTCATTAGAAGTTGTAAAAGCAACTGCGTTCCAATCAGCAACATTTTCTTCCATTACTGCATAACGTCGTAGAATAGCGTTTTTATTATCGTCTCGAATCAAAGCGAATTCCAAAGGGATTAGGTTATTTGGCTTTTTTTCAACCAAACGCATAGCCGCGAGGATTTCTATTTCATTTTCGTAATAGAACCAGGTTGACCATTCATCGTAATCGAACTTTCTCCAGTCAGAATCTACATACCCTCCTTCTTGAAATTTTGTGATTATAAATTCCTTTACCCTATTTAGTTCGATCTCCGAATCATTGATTGTGAGCTTTTTTACAGTAAACTTTGTTGCGGCATGGGACATTGCCCTGCTATTTCATTTACGATTTTTTTTTCAAGAATTGTTTTATATATCTTTAATATACTAATTTTATAATAAAATTATTTATTGATTTCGATAAGCAATTTTTTTAGAATTTCCAAATTCCCAATCTTGGTTTTGGCGATTATTTTTACAATTTCATACCTGAGCTTATCCGATTTAAGATTGGAGAATAAGTTAATTTCCTCATCAGAAAAAATCGCCGCATTTTCCCCATTTACGAAGATAGAGCCTTCACCAGACATAAGCCACTTAGAAGATATTTCGGTGTAATGCTCAAATAAAATTGCAAAATTTATCGTTAGAGGAGTCGCTCCGTTTGCTATTCTTGAAATCGAACTTTGGCTTTCTCCCATCAACGAGGCAATTTTTCTTTGAGAAAGCCCTTTCTTTTCAGAAAGAAACCTCAATGCTGTATTAAATCGTTTTACAGCTTCCTTGTCTAATTTTTCAGAGCGAATCGGTTTCATCTTAGGGCATTAGATTTTTTTCATGTGATTCAATATGGATCATTTTTTCTACTTGACCTGATTCACTGTGCATCACATAATTTGAGCTATATCGAATTCAAATTTTATTATCCAGGTCTATAAATGTCAGAATCTACAGCTTCCCGGCCGATAATTGATTCCAAACTCACCCGCAGTTCTTTCGGCATAACCGTACGAAATTTTTTTAAAATAGGGAAAATCCTACCATCATTTTTTGAACCAAATTCTCAATTAAAGAATGATCTCGGCGGCCTGGGAAAAGAAAGGGATCTTCTTCAAAATGTGGACCTGGAAGAAGTTAAAACCAATTTAGAAGGATTTATTGAAAGAAAAGAATATAAAGACGAAGAAATGAGGCTTCCTGATTTCGCTATTTATATAGGATTAACTACTCACCAAGCATCGCATTATCTAAATAAACATTTAAAAATGAGTTTTGCAGACTTCATGAATTTTAACCGCATAGAAGAGGCGAAGAGAATTATCGCCCGTAGCGGAGACAAGCTCAACCTTCTCGATATTGCATTCGAAAGCGGATTCAATTCTTTATCCTCATTTCACCGAGCTTGTAGAAAATTTACAGGCATGTCTCCAAAAGAAATTCGATATAATTTACTCGATTAATCGTATATCATTTTGTATCGCTAAAAAAAGATCCTTACCTTTGAGCCATCCTTAAAGTGTATAAGAAATATATTATCTTTCTGGATTTCTTTTCTATTAAAAATATAAACAAATCTATTGGATTTAATTACATCTATCTCTGTAAAGCCATATCCTTTTACTTTCATTTTAATTTCGTTCAATTTAGATAGAGGGTAAACTTCTTCATTTTTTACAGAAAATTGTCCCCGCCCTGGGAATCCACCTGTGATAGTTTTTACTTTTATTTGATCAAATTGAAATCCTACTCCCAAAAGCGGCTCGGATTTATTTAACAGTATCGAGTCTATTTCTCTACTGACATCACCAAGATCAAAATAAACAGCAACGATCTGATCCTGAGATATTTCATTTAATCTGCGCGAATCATATCCTTCTGGAAATACATTATTAGGATCTTTTAATAATTCGAATATTTTAGATTCTGAATCTGAATAATAAACGCTTATTTTGGGAATGTTTAAAGACTTCTCAAAGATTTCTCCAACTTTCACCTCGTAATCCAAAGTTTCTAACTTTCTCATGTTGTTATTTTCAATCTGAGCAACGTTGCACGAAAAACAACATGAGAAAATAATTACCCTCGACAAAATAAAAGTTAATCTTTGAGCCATTTTATTCATAACTTAATTTTAGCATTTGTATCCTTTTCCATTTTCCTCAACATCGCAACCGCCGCCTCCGAAGCCAGTAGTAACTGCGCCCTTTTCAACTTTCAATTGAATAAATACAGTTGGTGTATCAATTTTTATTTTACAAAGATCCCAAATATCACATTTAAAAGATACCGGTACGGCTACTTGAACTTTTAATTGAACGAATACTGGCTTAATCTTTACTTTAGATAATTTATCAAGTAAGGGTCCGCAAGCCGGATTTACGGAAGTTGATCCATTGCACGTTAAAGATTCTTCCAATACATCTTTTACATTTTGGAAATTTACATTTTGTTTTACCCAATTAGTAATCTTACCCGATCCAACTAAATTTCCAAGCGTCTTATTCTCGAATCGCTTAAAAAATGAATTAGGGACGAAAGTCGCTCGGCCTAACCCATTTAATACTCCTCCGGTGCTAACACGCTTTGAAATATCCTTATCTCCAAAATGTTTACCCATCATGTGTCCAATAATTCGGTTAAGCATATGAATCCAGGCATTCTTCCCTGTCGGATCATTATATTGTAGCGGGTTTCCATCTACATACATAAAGAGATTGCTTCCAGATAAAGAAGATCCATTAACAACCGAGTCCGATTGTAAGAATCGACCCGTCCCCGGATCATAGTATCTTGATTTGTAGAATAACAGTCCCGTTTCCTTGTCCTCTTCCTGACCCGCATACTTGTAGCGGAAAGCATCTGGACCGTAGGAATCCGTTCTTAAAATTTCTCCGTAGGGTTTGTAAGAAACGTAACTGGTTCCAACAGCTGATCCACCGGAAATCGGTTTCCCGGCTCCGTTTGTTGCCATAACGATAGAACCTAAATGGTTCGGATGAAAAAAAATCATCCCCGGAACAGGACTTCCGCCAGGATTTGAACCGGAACCGCCGCCAACCCCAGGATTTGAAACTGAAGGGGTATCCACTGGAATCGTCGAAGGCAATGCAATCCAAGGAGGATCTCCATTTTTACTACCGGTTCCCGGAAGCATTCCACACGAAAAGAAATTGAAACTTATAAAGACGCTCAAGATCAAGAATGGAGTCACGCCCGCTTGAGTAGGCTTTAGATTTCCAAACCTTGGCTTCCCATAAAGAACCAGTCCAACAAAACCGATTACAATAATTCCGAAAACGGAAATGATTCCTAATCTAAATTGATTCCCAATTCTTCCATCCTGAATATCGAATACCCAGCTTAATGTGGTTGGAAGATTTTCTAAACTCAAGAGACGATTTTTATAAAATTGAAAGCAATCGATAGATACACCTTTGCAAAGAGATTCTTTTGGATTTAAAATCGCGGAAGCAATTACAGTTTCTTTTGAAGAAATATGGTTCTCAGTTAAGAGACTTACATTTTGAAGTCCAATTTGAGAAACTAGTTCATCTTCGATTCCCTTAATATAAACTGTATGTAATGGCGGAAACCCCGGACGAAAACTTATTTCATAGAGGCCGTCAATATTAATTACACTGGAACCATCCGATTGTTTACTCTTTCGAACTCGGGAACCCGTGTAATCATTATCAAAAGTCATTACTTCGCCGTCTTTCGTAAACATCTTGTGAAGCAATGCCATCGGGTCATATTCTAATGTATCCCCGTCTCGATTAGTCATAAGACCAGATGCATCATAAGAAAAGTACTGAGGACCAGACGGTGAAGATATTTGAGTTACAGCATGTGTACTGCTTCCGTTATAAGAATAAGTATTTGCACCTTTTTTCAATAAGTTTCCAGCATCGGTATATTGGTAGTCCTCACTACCGTATTTACCAGTTGAATTTGTAACTCGTTTAAACTGATCATATTGAAACTGTTGATTTCTTCCTGGATTTTTTAAATCATCAATTTTAATTATGTTTTCAGCTAGATCATATCCGTATTTTAAACTTTCATAAAGATCAGATTCGAATGTTGTAACTACATCCGTTGGTCTTCTAAAGATCGGATCGAAAAATATTTTTGTTTGAACCCCATTCCCAAGGCTTCTCAATACATTATACTTCCCACTTTCTAACAATGGACCTGTATAGTTTACCACAGGATGTCCTGTACTGCTACCGTCGGCAGAATCCATATTTACCGAAGTTAAATAGCCTCCGACTGTGAATTTATTATAAATTTTAGTTCCATCGGGATAGGTAATAGAAACTGCCCGATTCCCAAAATCATATTCCTTTAGGAAAATTAAAGTAAGATCTTCCAGATTTAGATATTTCTTAATCTGTGTTTGATTTCCTCTAGCATCATGTTGAAAGTCCGTTTTTCCAATCGCGTCTACGACTGAAGTCAAATTGCCCTTTCCATTTAAGGAAGTCGCCTCATCATAATAAAATTTAGCGTTTTGAGTGGTCCCGTTCGCATGAGTTCCTATCATATTTGTCAATCGATCTAAAGTATCATATTGAAAATCTGTTTTAAACCCATTTGCATTATTTTGTTGTAATACCTTTCCGGTAGGAGAATTCACAAACGTTGTCGTTCCCGTATCGGGAGTCGTCTGACTAATCTTATTCCCCAAAAGATCGTGAACTAATGTTATACTCTTTCCTTCTGGGTCCGTGATTCTATTTGCAATTCCCTGAGAGTTATAAGCGTAACCGATCGATTTTCCGTTTTTTGTTTTTGTGATAAGTTGACCTAATTGATTTTTAGATTCTATAATGGTTTCAATCAGAGTTCCACTCACGCTAGTTAAAGTCGTCGTGTTAAATCCAGAATAGCTAATATCATTCACTCTTCCTGCGGAATCCGAAGTTCTCGTTACATTGTTTTCAGAATCATAGGTGAAAAAGGTCGTTAAAAATGGAACCGAGCCAAGATACGGCTCTGTTTTACTGCTTATAGTTCCATTAGAATTATATGTAGTGTCCTGTGAAAAGACAACTGCATCCGCTACTAATTTTTCTGTTTTTATTGTTCTACCAAACGCATCGTGTGATTCTTGAACATAAAAATCTCCGGTCTTAGGATCAGAAATTGTTCGTTTAACTTTTTCTCCAGACGGACTACCAGATTGTATGTAGTCAATTATTTCAGACCAATCCGTTTCACCGGCGTATTTAATACCAATTTTTCGACCATAGAAGTCGTAAAGATTTCGTGACTCATTTCCATTAGCATCAGTTGAAGTAAGTTCTTTTCCGAATACATAGTCATAAGTTTTCTTCTGCTGATGTCCAAGCGAATTGATTGTGTTTGTCACGTAACTATTTGTTATAAAATCATATTCTAGGTTTGTCAGATTTCCGTTCGGGTCACGCAAAATTGTTGGATTTCCAAAACCGTCATAAGCAAGAATTGAAAAAATTGAATATTGTGTTGTCCCTTGCTTGATAAGAGTTCTTTGATCTGCTAATCGGTGATTGGAATACGTAAATTCCACATGAGAACTTAAAACTCCGCCTTGTGATTTTGTTTGCTGTACAATTTCAGATAAAACCCAATCTGCTAACGATGGATTATAAACCGTATCTTCTCGCAAAGTAAGCGTTGGATCGGAATCAATCTGAACAACCTTAGAAAGTATATTGTTATATTGATCAAAGGTGTAATCGGTATTGTAGTTAGTAAGAATCGCGTTATTTTGATACTTTGTGATAGATTCTTGAGTTTTACGAATATTTATAGTTCCAAAGACGCTATTTAACGAAGTAAATGTAGAAACAGTCGAGGACATTAGATGGTTGTTTAAATACTCATCTTTATTCGTTTCAATTCCTGCTAAATTTGGATTTGTTCCTTGATAAAGGGAAATTATCCTTTCACCTGTTCGAGAATTGGCGGAGGTAACTTTAGCAAATCCAAGTAAGGATCGATTATCTTGATCTTGAACATAGATTCTTCCATTCTCAAAGGTAAATGAATCTGCTTCTCCAACGCCATCCGCGACCTGCGAATATACATTCGTAGCTACAGAATATGGAGTCAGATTCGGCTTAAGAAAACTCGATAATGCGTTAAAATTAATAGAATTGGCTACGCTCGGATTAGAAAAATCATAAGTATTTGCGTAGGAAATTTGAATTCCTTTTTGTTGTGTTCCAAAAATATCAGTGAGCAAGCCTTGTGATATTTTTCTAGAATATTTAGTTTCCACATAATCGATGCTCATCAAATTTTCATGGGCGATTGTGTTTCTTTCATTAGAAAGAATATTGTTTACCAATGAAGGGACTACTAAATCTTTTTTGGGAGACCGAAAGCCTATAAAATCGGCGCGGCCATCTTGATTCGTATCTGTTGCTAAAGAAAATGATGACGCAGGGAAAACCGAATCCCCGCCGTTAGAGTAAAACAATCCATTATTTTTACTTCTCGAATAGGAAACGTAAATATTTCCGCCGTAAAATCGGATAAAGTCAGCTTTGTTGTCACCATCCACGTCGGCAAAAGATTTCGAATTAACAAAGTTACTATACATCGCGTCTCTGTCAGAGGCAAGAAGCGCGGGATTTGGTGGAACGGGGGTGGTTTCATTATAATCAAAAACCACATCCGTATTACTGTTATCCGATCCATTCTTTACATGGAACCCGGTTCCATTAAAAAAGAATGTGTAAAAAGAAATCGAATCTGAGTTCCCGTCCCAATTCACGTCAAAATGGGTTATCTGTGAACCGTCGTTAGATACTTGAAAACTAGAATCATACGAACCCGTATTCGGATTAAAAAGATCGATTTGAAATCCATTACTGATAAGAGAGATTCTATCGTCTTTTCCATCCCAATTCATATCGCGCATAGAGTATCTTTTACCATTCACACTCCCGCTCGAAACTTCCATATATTGAGTTGTAAAACTAACAGGGAAGTTCACAGGAGATCGGAGAGAGTGGCCGTCTGAGAGATACACATAAAGATTATTCCCTGAGAAAGTAATTAAATCTAAATACCCATCACCGTTAGAATCCGCAAGGAAGCGATCCCCTTCTGTTCCGGCTACAGAAATATTTGATGACACATTCGCGCGAATTGAAAAAGAACCAGAGCTATATCTTAAATAACTAATATTTAAGTTTTTACTACCGTCTGGATTATCAGATAGCCTTACATAATCCGCGATTCCGTCCGCGTCCATGTCAATAAATTGGCGAAAAGTCGAACCTATTCCCGGTATACTCAAAGAAATTGGGTTCGTATTGATAATTGAAATCGAACCTGTCGCAAGGTAGATTAAAAAATTTCCGGAATCATCTGTTTGAATAAAATCGCTTCGACCGTCTGAGTTCAGATCGGCAAGACCTTGAAATGAATTTTCACTCGATCTTAAAATAGCCGGAATCCCGATTGAACTAAAAGATCCACTTTTACCTAATTTTAAATAAGCGTTTACGTTATCATTTTCCAATACAAAAAAATCAGTTAATAAATCTCCGTCTACATCCCCTTGAAGAACTTTTGATTTTTCATTCAGATTAAATAAATCCTGCGCTACTGCAATCGTTGAACCGGGATTTGAGCTATCGTATCTCATTAGTTTATTTTTTTGTTTTTCACCTTGAATCCAAACCGGTTCGGGTGCTTTATTTCTTTCAAAAGTCGCAAGAAAGGTTTGTGACCCCACTACACCTTTAGTACAAACGTCACCGACCGAGTTTACATAAGCAACACAAGCAAGTCCTGCAAACCCACCAGAAATTGCCATACAAGTCGCATTTGCCGAGCAAGCACATACAGCATTCGTAAAATCGCAATCCGGTTTCATCGCTGTATTTTCGTATCGATAGCTCATATCCAAAGATGGCGATGACTTCGAGGTTGAACTCTCGGCTGGATTCGGAGCATCATCATTATAATTAAAAGCGATCGGTCCATAATTTTTCCGATCAAGGCTTGTAAGCCTATTTTTCTTATCAAAGAAATTGTTATTATAATTAAAAGTATACCTTTCTGACTCAACAACACTTCCATCATCTTGTTTCTGAGTAACAGAGATCGAGCGAAGACGCTTAGTAAGTATGGACTGGAGATTTAAGGAATTCGACTCAACGGCATCTGTTCTGTCCTCATCTTGAAAAAGAATTACAGTGTTTCCCTGGTTATACTCGATAAGCTGTGGAATCGGGGTTCCGTTCGATGAGCTGTAAGATCGGTATTTGATATTGTATCCGTTACCGTTTAAATCTCTAACGCGATTTAAAGCCCAGATTCGAGACTTACCGTTAAGATTTCGTAATGTAGAATTAGAACCCGGATTCTCTGCTGATCCGTCTTCACCAAAATAATAACTTACGCCATTGCGATCTTGCACAATCCAAGAATCCGCCAATTTTCTAAACTGAAAAAAAGATTCAATTTTTGTATGATAGATACCTGGAGAGGTTTGAATCAACTTACCTGCAAAGCTTACGTATGAATCTCCACTATCATTGTGAATTCCTTCCGTTGAATCTAAGGAAATGGTCATGATTCCAGAAAGATCCCAACCTCCCCCAATCAATCCATCGTTTTGAAGTGAATTATATTCAATTCCTAAGTTTGGAGTTATATCTTTTGTTCCCTTTGGAACTGGAATCGGAAATGAAGCGTTCGCATTTCCAAAACTATCTACTGTTATTTCTGGTAAAGGCTGAGGAATCCCTGTCTCAGGAGTTGGACCTGTAAGAGTGAATAATTGAAAAAGCGGAAACGCCGCAAGACTTAACAAACAAACGAAGACGATAATACCAATTTGAATAAAAGAATTTTTCTTAAAGGTTTGAAGCGCAAATTTCATTTTCCAGCTATTCCTCGATCAGATTTTACAAGTATCACAGTGAGGCATTGCGGCTCCAAAAGAGTCAATGATTTTTAGACATACTTTTGTCCTATATATTTATCCTTTATTCTTTTCTTATAACTTAAGCCATATTTTAGGCTTGCGATACTTAGTTAATCTTGACTAAAAGAAAAACGGCGAATTATTGACTTATAAATCTTCTTTTCGCTTCTAAAGTAAATTTTATATATTTTAAATCGCGGAAAGTGAATCCCATAAGGCAAAATGTCTCATAAAAAAATTTCAATATGATCAATCGAATCCGAAAACAAGCTTTAAACGTAATTATCATTTTAATTTTTACGGCATTATCCGCCGTTTACTCCGCTGAAATCGTTTTAAAAGACGGCAGTTCTTTTATAGGCAAGGTTCAGGAAGAATCAGACATTCGAATCCGATTTCTTTGGAAAGAGAAGTCTTACGAGATCCCAAGAAAGGATATTGTATCGATCGACCCGACAAAGAACGGCTCCGACACTTCCTATCATTACACTTCTTTCCAATTAAAAGACGGAAGTACTTTAAAGGGGATAGTCGCGGAAGAATCTGAAAAGGAGTTAATGATTAAGACTGATCTCGGATTTATTCATTTAGATAAAAACAAAATCCGTTCCTCGGATGCACCCGAGACACTAAGCCCGATTTTAAATCCAAAATATTTGAATACCGGGGACAAAAACTGGAATCATAAAATCGGGGTTTCTTTCCAAGCTCTATCAAACGGCGCGCCGCTTGGAGCCTCCAATCCGGCGACTTATGGCGGAGCTTTTTACATTGAACCTGCTTTCTTTGAGTTATGGAAATTTAGACCTGGCCTTAGACTTGAGTATCAAGTTTCGAATTCGAATTCATCGAATTATACTTTTTTGAATCAGTTTTTTTATCTCAACCGTTCCTTTCGAATCGGAGACAGCTTAATTTGGGATTTTTATTCTAATATAGGAATTGGCTCCTCGACAATTCAGCATTCTGGAAATAGCCAAAGATTCTCTGGAACCAATCCCGCACTCTATTTTGAATTTGGTTGGCAAGGTCTACAGATTAAATCCGTTGTATTTCGCACTGGAATTCGTTCAACCTGCTTCTTTGAATCTAATGGTCAGGTTTGCAATGCAGGAATTGAAATCGGAGCCTTACTCATACTATGAAAATTTTCACTTATCGCTTTTTAAATTTGTTAAAGGACGGAAATAAGAAATGAATAGAGCCAGTAAAGTAACTTTGAGGTTTATATTTACTCTGATTTTTTTGGTGAGCTTTCTTAACTGTAAGCATGATAAAAAAGGCTCCGATTTAGAAATGTTATCGATTCTTCAATTAATTTCCGGTATCGGCGCACCTGGACCGAAACCTGAATGGACAAGATTATTTACTCAAAGCTCTCCAGGCACAATCAGTGCCAATTCGATCACTGCCGGTCAAAGCGATGTGTATATAACTGGAAATGTTTCTGCGAACCTAGATGGACAACCATTAACCGGTGTTTATGATTTATTTGTTACGAAATACAACTCATCCGGCTCAAAGCAATGGACTAGGTTACTCGGAATCGCAGGAGATGGGGCGATTCCTTATTCAATCACTTCGGATAATTCAGGGAACGTTTATGTTGTAGGAGAAACAAACGGAGCCTTAGACGGACAGACCTTTTCGGGTACTCCGGACTTTCTTGATTTTAACATCTTTGTCGTTAAGTATGATTCTAACGGCTCAAAACAGTGGACGAGACTTCTTGGAATCGCAGGAGGCGGATCCGCGCGAGCAACCAGCGTCACCTCGGATAATTTAGGAAATATTTACGTAACCGGAACTTCTGTAAGCGGTTTCGATGGACTTACGTTCGCGGGTGGTGGAACTGGATATTTTTTGGTGAAATATAACTCTTCCGGTACCAAGCAATGGTCAAAGCTATACCCTGAAAACACTTCACCTTTAGGTATTGCTTATGATAATAGCCTTGGAAAGATTTTTACAATCGGCACAACGACTGGATCTTTTTCCAACGGAATTTCTGGAACCGACTCGCTTCTGATTCAATTCGATAATAATGGAAATAAAATTTGGACAAAACAAACCGGCGCGGCTGGAAAAAATACCATTTTCAAGGGAGTAATCTGCGACAATAACGGTAACGTTTATGCAACTGGTTCCACGGATGGAAACATAGACGATCAAGTCGAATCCGGCGAAAATACTCTAGACCTTCTTCTTATAAAATTTGACGGCAACGGCAATCGGACCTGGGCGAGACAATTAGGTTTTACCGGAAGTATTTTTGAAGTTGCGAGTAAAAAAGCCGAAGGCAAAGGGATCTCGATCGGTAAAAATCAGGACATTTATGTTACTGGCTATACAACCGGAAATTTAGATAAACAAACTCACGCCGACTCAAGCAATTCAAAGCACAACGTATTTATTGCTAAGTATGATTTTAGCGGAAATAAAATCTGGACTTCACTTTTAGGAACCAAGGGTTTCAATAGCGATGCCAATTCAATAACCGTCGATCAACAAGGCCATCCTTATATAACAGGAAATACGAACGGTCCGCTTAACGGGGAATCCTTTATTGGCAATGTTGGGAATTCCACAAATCTTTTTATTTCAAAATACTAATATTTAAAATCTTTCAAATACAAAAAATTCAATGAAACATTTACTACTTTTATCCTTATTTTTTTTTACAGTTCTGTGCGGGCAATCGCCTTTGATAGATGGGGCTAATCTTGATACTCACAAGATCGATGGCTTCCCTTTGGTTATCCCAGGAGCTACAAGCGCGACTTTCATATTTAAGTGCAAAGCGGAGTCATCTGCGGCGGTCGCTTTCGGTAGAGGGAGTATCGAAGGAGTCATGCCGAGCATAACAAACTCGAAAGATCATATCGTAGTAATCAATAACCTTGAAACACAGACAAACTACTTCTATTCGGCTTTCTGTGGAGACCTTCAATCTCCTCCTAATCCGTTACTTCTCACTTTCCAAACCCTCGTAAGCGACCAGCCACAAAAGACCCGAGGAATTTGGATCGTTGGCGGCCTCGGAGCCGGTATTTCGCCTATTGCCCAAATTGATTTATATGATCCGGTTACAAACCAGTGGATTCCATCGATTACAAGTGTTCCTACTCCAAGAACTTACTCCAATATCGTTTCTCATCAGAATAAAATCTATGTTATGGGCGGCTTGGTAAAATCAGGAGTCACTTTTACAGCAGTGAATACTGTAAACGAATATGATCCTTTTAATAACGTCTGGAAAACAATGGCTTCTATGCCTGATACACATCAGGGCGGGATCGCTTTTTCGTCTGGAAACGACATATACATTATCTCAGGGACTACTTCGGCGGATATGACGACCGGCACTCTTGCAAACACAGTTTACAAGTTCACTCCTTCTTTAGGAACCAGTGGAACCTGGTTAAAGTATGTTTCTAACAGTGCGATTTTTCAACGTGTTGATATGCCAGGTTGTGCGATTCACGATACTTTGTTTTTCTCCGGTGGACGCCGAAACACGGACGGTCTTCCATTTAACACTTCGGACGCTTATATACCTAGCGGAAATACGACGACTTCTCTCGTTGAAGCGACCATCAGCCAGGCAAAATACGGAGCCGCAATGGCTTGTTATCGCCCGAATCCTAAAGACATCTATCCCGCTGATCCTGCGGCTATTTTAATTGCGGGAGGATCAACAACGTCTGACGTGTTTCAACCCCCTACCTCAGTAACCTCTTCTAATACTTTTGATTACAGTTTAGCTACGACTTCAAATTATTTAGCCGGAGGGATTCTGCCAACCGCACTGTATTTTCCCTCGATGGAAATATCTTACGAACTTAGGAGAGCTTTTCTTTTCGGGGGAGCCAATCTAACAAACGTTCCACAAGATAAAGTATATTCTATGGATTTAGGAAATCCTACAACGACCCCATGGAGAACTGAGACCACTGTCTTGCCTGTCGCTCGATACGGCCACAAAGCAGTAATCCTTAGTAGATAATTATGAAAAAAATTTTTAGTACAATCTTACTCTCCCTTATTTTTATATTTAATTCCATTCAGTCTCAAAGTGTTGGAGAGAATACTTCTTACCAGCAAATCAAAGACTATATCGATTCAAATCGAGTAGCCGAAGCGCAATCTCTTTTAGATGAATGGGTAAAAATCAATCCAAACGATGTAACTCTACAGCTCTATCAAACAGAAACTTGGATCAAGGTAGCGGATCAAAAATATAAGGAACGAAAATTCAAAACTGCATTTTCTTATTATGAAAAAGCATTTTCTAACTGGCCGAATAACCCTTCCCTTCGAGCTAGGTATATGGAATTGAAGGGCAAAAAGCTCGTTGATAACGTTTCTTCTCCAATTTTTAAAACTCGCTTCTCTGGATTTGAATCTTCTTTAAAAGAAAATACCAGTTTAACAAATTCCTTTCAAGAGATGAGTGAGTCGCTTAAACAGATCAAAATTGAAATCCATAATTTGCAAGAAAAGTCGAATGAACTTTACCTTACACTTTCCTTGATTTCGTTTTCGATACTTCTTCAATGTTTTATTCTTTTCAAAATTGGGTTTCGTCGCTAAAGACTCCCCTACCCTCTTCAATTATTTTCAATGTGTTTCAAACTGATTGTTTTTAGAAGCAAGCTCAAGTGAGGCATACACCTCGAATAGGTAACGAGCAATCGGATCTTTAACTTCAATTATTGTAAGATCCCAAGTCGAAATTTTTTCCTTAGCATTTTTAAATCTTTTTTCGAACCCTTTCGATTTCATGATCTCGTCACGAGTCCCCTTCGCTTTCGTCCCTTTCTTAGCAATCAAATAGGCCAATGATGCACTATAGTGATCCCGTCCTTTTAAATGTTGGTTCACTCTTCTGCAAACTTCATCTGAAATTCCAATATACATACATTGTCCTTTATGAGTAAACATGTATGCGCCGGAAATATCCTCCTTCGATTCTAATTTAAAATGATTCTTAACTTCTTTGAAAATTGCACCTTTCCCAAACCCTTTTTTTACAAATTTCTTCATGCTTACGGGATTCTTTTTTCTTAACTTTAAAGTAACGAGTAACTTAGGTAGCGTTTTGTTTGAGTATGTTATATAAACTGATTCAAATTTGTTCATTTTTTCGATTCATATACTCGTATAATTTTTTTTGTATGCCATTGTCTTGGGATACTATGTGCGACCTAAAATTTTGAAAACTTTCAAGTGCCTCTTGGCTTAAATCCGAAGTGTGAATATAAGGTTTCCCTTCTCCGAATAAATTTGAACTCTTTGGAGTTCTTTGATTTACTTCCTCTAACAACCTTGATTCTGTCTCAAATCCTAATCCCTTGAATGAATTTTCATAATCTTTTCTTTGAGCTCATTTATATTATGAAAAAACCCTTCATAGTCGTTACTTAGAACCCCGATCCATAACCACCAAATTCTGTATATATGCTTTTCTTGCTGGCTAATCGAGTTCATTCCCGACGATTTTACTTTAAGTTCCAATTCGAATATAGCTTTTGACAGAGAATGAGTGCCTTTGTAATCCATTATTTACTTCCACCGAAGTGAATGTTTAAATGGAAAGTTGATTTCTATTAATGAACTCGAAAATCATAAACTCTAGAAAGGATTCCGATTCTTCTAATTTCTTCTCAAGTATCCCTATCCTTTGAATTAGCTCGATAGTTAAATCCACCAATTCATCATCCTCTTTAATTCCAGATCCGCTTAACATTTCTGGTAAAAGAAACATAACTCCTTTGTAATCACCCGCCAACTCATAAACTCTTAACTGCATTAAAGAGAAGTAAGTTTGTTGAATCTGCACTTCATCCAAATTATTTATATAATCATAAATCAATCCCTGAGTTACCGAATATGATAAATCCCGGATTAGAGTTACAACAAGTTGAGCCGGGGAAAGCGAGTCATACATAGACTCATCTCTATTATTCTCGATGAAATTTAATGACCCGTTTAATGCGAAGCTTTCTTCTTTCGAACTAAGTTCCATATCTCTTTGACTCCTCGAAATATTCTTTATTAGAATAATTCCCTTTTCCTGTAAATACTACTGGGAACTTCCGAAACCGCCCTTATTGATATTTCGGTATCAATAGAGTCGATTTTTCATGGCAGAGTGACCATTAGAATATCATAAAATACTGTTTCAATTGATTTTTCCTCATGCCGCCTCTTTTTCTATTTCGTGTATCAAATTATTATAAACGATGGTATGCGGAAATTCAGAAAGATCTTCAAAGTAATGTTTGATATGCTTCACGAGTCGTTCTGGAATCCCTGATTCGAAAACGATGGTAAGTGCTTCGTATTTGAACTTAGCTTCTTTGAGATATTTTAGATCTGACGCCATAAGTCTTCTTTCCGAGTATTCTAAAAAGTCTTCATAACTTACGTTTCGAAATTCAATTCTCTTTTCTGGTTCCTTTTGTAATCCAATGTCGGATTGCAGTAACTCTGTATCCACTTTTGCCGAATCGGATCTCTTGGGATGTTCGTGTTTTCGAAATGAAGTGATTTTTACTTCAAAACGTTCCTCTACATTGTTCGAGTAAAAGTTTACTATGAAGTGATGTTTTGATTCCTCAACTGGATCGTTTATAGTCACGACTTTTGCCATTAAATCTACTTCAACTTTCAAGTTAATCAAGTGCTCTTTAGTTCCACTTGGTATGGGAAGTGAATTTATATACTGACAGCAGTTACTCCAATCCGGGGCATATTTAATTACTGGTTTTGTTTCTGTATTTTTTTCCTCTGATCGTTCAAACTTATTTTTTCGATTTTTAATTTCCTGTATTTTTTCAAGTCCTTCAAAAGTGGAAAGAATCGAATTTCTATAAGAATATAAAGAACCGATTGAAAAGGCCATACATTGCCAATACGGTAATTCACTAAATTTTTCGGCCTCTTTAATAAAGATTAATTTCTTAGTTAAAGTTCCGACGGTATCGACTGAAAGGCTATCATCTTCTTCTGACCACTTTTCTAAAATCTTAGATTCCTTTTCTTTCGTATCCTCTAACAAAGTATATTTTGATTTTGAATTCGAGTTTTCAATCTCAGACTTGATCCTTTCCCTATATAGAGATAGTATAGATTCTGAAAACTTCGCGCCTGCGCGCTTATTTTCTTTTTTATCTGTGTTTATTGTTTGTACTTTAATTTCAGACCCATCCCCTGTTGAGTGCTTAGAGTCCACTTTCTGTTGAGTGGCAGTATCAGGGTGTGGAGTGGTAGCATTGGGATGTGAACTGCTGGATTCTTCGGGGAAAGTAATATCTGCCTCTTGTTTTTCCTGTTCAAAATTTTTGATTTTGGAAATGGGTTTCGTTTTAATTTTCTTAATTCTGAAGATTTCCCGAAAGAAATTACCAAAGGCATCCAATAAATTTAAAAACGCGACTTTTCTCGAAGAATTATTTTTTGAAACTTTTGATCGGCCAAAGGACTGTGGGCTAATTACGAGGCGGTCTCGATAGATGCTTTGCTTAAAAGGATTTTTTCTGTCTTCAGATAGCCAAACGGGTGTTTCCGGTTTTAATCTGTAAATTGAGAAAAGGTGCCTTTCGGTTCCATCCTTTGTCTTTCTAAGTTCGCGGGTAATCATATTAGTTTTTAGTAGTCTTGATATTGCGTTACTTACCGATGTTTCTTTTTTCTCTAATCTTTCCCCGAATGCGATGTTTGTCATTGTGCATCCTTCAGGACGGCCTGAGTAAAAATGAATTATAGAGAAAAGAATCTTTTCTAGATCCGTAAGATTCTTTCCGTTTACAAGACCGTATTCGATTTTGGTATACTGTTCATCGATAAAAAGCGGCCTTTCATTGTTTGAAGGAAATCCGTCTGCTATCCTTTGGGCATAGGTATAATGGTCGTCGAGACTAATTGTAGCTTCCACGTTTTTATCCGTTTTGCAGTGCCAGACATACTGAGGGCGCAGCACGGCAAAGGTATTACCCTACTCTTTTAAGAAACGGGGAGCTATGATCAGGGCTTAGAGCCTTTGGGAATAGGTCCACATTTCCATATCGAATTCGGCCGTTTGTCAGAGGGGCCGCTTAGGTATGTCGCCTAAGTTTATGGGGTACATGTATAGTTAAAAATGAAAAGTTGCGTCAATTAAATTATGTCTCCTAAATGAAAAAAAGAGACATAATTTAAGCTTAGTACATGATTAGTGAATTTTGGAAGGTCGCCTGCGGGGCCTCTGACCTCCCCGCTGGCTTTTCGATATGGAAATGGTGAGTAAAATTCTCTACTCAAGAACAACCTTACTTATTTCAAAATCGAGTACAAGAATTTTATTTTGTTTTTTTACTTTTTTTTCCTGCGATCTTCGCTAGGGCACTTTCGTAGATTGATTTTTCGGTATTTAGGTTATCGATTTTTTTTTCGATGCCATTGATTAGTTTTTTTAACTGGTCGGCACTTAGTGTTTTTGCAAAAGCTGATTTGTCTTTAGTCGCATCCTTTTTATCTTCAGTCTCATTTTTTAAGGATTTCGAAAAGCTTCTTACTTCTTGTTTTTTTAATATTGTACCACTGATTGCATGTTCTTCTAATAAATTAAATACCGACCCCTTGTCCTTTTTTAGGCTAGATTGGAGGTCGACTAACGTTGTTGTTGGCAATGAAAATAAGTAGCTGTTTAATTTTGGATTATTCTTAGTTTCTTCGGATAATTTGTTAATCAATTTTGCATGTGTAATTTTTTGGTTTACCCAATCTTCGGACTTACGAAGTATTTCTGCTAACTTTTCAATTTTGTAGCCTCTTTCATTGCAAATATTAAAAATTGCAATGGCCGTTTCGCTATCGGTTAAATCTTTCCTTTGTAAGTTCTCTAATAATTTTACTTCTTGAATAGTTTCAGGTGGGATTTGCTTTATATCCGCGACGAATGCGGGTATAGTTTCTTCTTTGTTGATTTTGAATGCTTTAAGCCTCCTCTCCCCCCAGATTAGCTCATAGTGGTCGCTATGTTTCCTTACCCCGATCGGTTGGAGAAGGCCGCGATCCTTAATATTTTTAGCAAGCCCCTTAAGCTCGGCCTCGTCGAAAAATTTTCGAGGGTTGTTTGTGGATCGAATTTGGGAAATCGGTATTTCGAAAAGCTTTAATCCATTTCTTGATTTTGGCTTATTCTGGCTCGCTTTTAGATCGGCGATAATTGCACTTTCTTTATTTGATACATCGTGTTCATTTGAAGGTTCCTCGTTTTCAATACTAAAGGAGCTGGTTAAATCGATTCCGTTTTTAGAGTATTTCAT